GGCTGTTCTATACATGTTACGAAGTCTAAGTGTTGATCTTTGTATAGGACACCTGGAAAACCAGGAAGGGATTTCAACACACTTCAAACTATAAGGCTATACAAGTCTCAAGGTTAGATGGACTATCGAGTAAACATAAGCTTATAAATGACCTTTAACATAACAACCTACCACATTAAAAAAGAGACTCACTTATGAGGTTGTTTGTGTTGCTTATTTTTAATTTTAAGCTATGTTCTTAAACAAGGGATAGTCTACTTCTGCACTTAAGGATACAGTCTAAGGTTAAATAACAATATTTGAAATTAAGTAAATAATATACTATAATACAAGTGATTAACAACAATACAATGGCAAAAGTAGGAAGACCACTATACACAGTTGAAAAAATGGAAGACCTCAAACCTAATTGGCAAGAGGAAGTTTTAGAGCTTGCTAGTAAAGGAGCTAGTGAAGTTGAGATACGAGCATTATTGGACATATCACAAGAATTATTTTATAGATGGCTTAAAGATGAGCCAAAATTTTCTATAACCATAAAAAAGGCAAAAGAGTTATGCCGTGTATGGTGGGAGAGTGAAGGTAGAGTGAACTTAAAAGATCAAAGGTTTTCTGCAACATTGTGGTATATGAATATGAAGAACAGGTTTGGTTGGGCGGATAAAACAGAAAATAAGAATGAGAACAATAATCGTAACTTCCAGATAAATGAAGTCAAACAATACAATAGTTCTGACGGAGAAACAGACGATAGCAATAGACCTTCTACAAGACAAGAAGACTAATGAACTTTTATATGGAGGTTCTGCTGGAGGAGGTAAGTCATACTTAGGTTGCTACTGGATTATAAAGAACTGTTTAAGATTTAAAGGGACAAGGTGGCTTATAGGAAGAGCAAAGCTTGACACTCTAAAGAAGACAACACTATTGTCTTTCTTTGAGGTATGCAGTCAAATAGGATTAATAGCAAATGAAGATTTTAACTATAACGCTCAAAGTAATGTAGTGACTTTCTTTAATGGTTCAATGGTAATACTAAAAGACCTTTTTTATTATCCTAGTGACCCTAATTTCGATTCTCTTGGTTCTTTAGAAATTACAGGTGCTTTTATAGATGAGGTAAACCAAATAAGGCAATTAGCATATGAAACTGTTATGAGTCGTATTCGTTATAAGTTAGATGAATATGATTTAATACCGAAGATACTAGCTTCATGTAACCCATCTAAGAATTGGGTGTATAAAGTATTTTATGAGCCATATAAGAACAATAGATTATCGGAAGGTAAAGAGTTTATACAAGCTCTAGTAACTGATAATGAGTTTATATCAAAGCATTATAAGAAAAACCTTTCTAAGCTCAATGAGGCAAGCAAACAAAGATTGTTATATGGTAACTGGGAATATGATGACGACCCTGGCATTATTTTTGAATATGATAAGTTGATGGAATTAAAATATAATAAGTTTGTAGAAAAAGGGGAAAGATATATAGTAGTTGATGTAGCAAGATTCGGTAAAGATAAGGCTGTTATTGGTTACTGGGAAGGATTAAGACTAGAGGATATAATTGTTATACCAAAATCAAGTACAAAAGAGCTTGTTGATATAGTTGAAAAACTTGAATACGATAAGCAAGTACCGAGACATAATATAATATATGATGATGATGGTGTCGGAGCATGTAGAGACTTTCACGAAGGTTCTAAAGGATTTGTAAACAATGCAAGACCAATTGACGAACGTGATTCATGGGAAAAGAAAGATGATATATCAAAATCCCCTGATAATAATTATGGTAACTTAAAAGACCAATGCTACTTCGAGCTTGCTAGACTTGTACAAAGCAATAAAATATTTATATCTGAAAAAGTAGCGTCTAAAATAGTAGACGGTAAACTATTATTTGATATGATAGTAGAAGAGTTGGCAGTAATAAAAGATGTGAATGTATTTAAAGATGATAAACCAAAGAAGGTAACATCTAAAGACGATGTAAAAGAATCTATTGGAAGGAGTCCTGATGTAGCCGATATGATTATGATGAGAATGTTTTTTGAGTTAAATGAAGAGGTTATTCCTGATATTTATATAGGTTAGTTGCAAGTTGTAAAAATAATGGTTATACTTAGGTTAAGTAACTATATTTTTTATGTTGAAGCAACGTTTCAAGAATTGGTTGGGGTTGGAAGAGTCGAAAGAAAAATTTATAGCCGGAGCTACTATTGACTACTCTGGGACAGCAGTAGAATACAACGAACTTGAAGCAATGAAAACTTACTCATCTAATGTGTGGGTAGGTGCTTGTGTTTTGATTAGAGCAAATACTTTCGCTGATACAGTTTTTTACTTAGAAGACAGACAAGGAAAAAGGATTGATAACCACCCTTTGTTAGATTTATTGGCAAACCCTTCTGATTCTTTGACTGGTTATGATCTTCTTAGATTTACTTCAATGTATAACGACTTAGCTGGTAATGCTTATTGGAGGTATGGGATTGTAGGCGGTAGACCTGAAAACATAGAAATATTACTACCAAATGAGATGAGTTTGGTTAAAAGTGAAACAGATGGTGTTATAGGGTATAAATATAATCTTAATGGTAAAATGATACCTTTAGAACTTGAAGAGGTAACGCATTTTAAAAGCCCGAATCCTTTAGACCCTTTGAAAGGTGTTTCGCCTATTTTTAGTGCTTCTTATCAGGTAGACACTGATAAGCATTCTAACCAATGGAATTATAATTTCTTCAAGAATGGAGCTACTACAGGAACAATTTTAAAAACAGAAAGAATGTTGAAAAGAGAGCTTAAAGAAAAGCTTGTAAATAAGTTTAATTCAAAATACAAAGGTAGTGACAACGCTCATAAAACTATTGTGCTTGATGGTGGTATGTCTTTGGATAATATGGACTCATCACATAAGGATATGCAGTTTACAGAGCTTCAAAGAGTAAATAGAGATAAGATTTTAGGAGCTTACCAAGTTCCTAAAATTTTACTTGCACAATTTGAAGGTGGTAGTTTAGCAGAGGCAGAGACTGCATCAGATATATTTGCTGGCAATGTTATAGACCCTGTTCTTAGACAGTTTTGTTCTACAATTAATCTTGATCTTGTGCCTCTATATGGAGACAGAGGTTTGAAATTAAATTTTGAATCTAAAGTAAAAGGAGATAGGCAGTTTGAAGAAAACAAAAAGAATAGTGCTACTAATATATGGATGACTATAAATGAAAGAAGAGAGATTGAAGGATATGAGCCTATTGAGGGTGGTGATGTACTTTATCATGCAATGAACCAAGTAGAAGTTGGTTCAGAGCCTGAAATAGTAGAACAACCACAAGAGCCTGTTGAGGAAGATGTAGAAAGTCAAGAGGAAGAAGAAAAAAGAATGAAGATGATTGAGAAGAAAGCTGAGCCTATTACAAAAGATATAAAAGAAAAATTCCGACAAAAATATCTTTTGAATTATGAAACTTTTGAAAAGAATTTTAAAAAACGTCTTGTTACAGCTTTTAATAACCAACAAAAAGAAACTCTTGAAAAATTGCAGAAAAGTAAAAACTATAAGTATACAAAAAGTCTAACTGATGATATTTTTGACTATGAAGAAAACAAACAATATTTCATAAAGTTATTCACACCAACAGAAATGTCAATATTTTTGGAGAGTGGTAATGAACAATCTCAAATATTCCGTTTAGGAGTAGACCTTACTGCTGATACGGTAGGAGTGCAAAGAGAGGTTGATAAGATGGTAACTAAGTTTTCTCAAGAAGTAACTATGACAACAAAGAAACAGTTAAGAAAAGAGCTTAATGAAGGAGTGGCAAATGGTGAAGGTATACCAAAACTTTCTGCTAGAATAAAGACTGTATTTAAAGAAGCAAAAACTTCAAGGACAAATATGATTGCAAGAACTGAAATTACAAAAGCTACTAACGCAGGTGCATTAAAGAGTTATGAGGAGAGCGATGTTGTAGACGGTAAAGAGTGGCTTTCAACTGCAGGCGCAAGAGAAGCACATGCTGTTTCACAAACAAGAAAACTAAAACAACCTTTCCTTATAGGTGGTGAACAGTTAGAATATCCAGGAGACCCTAGTGGTTCACCTGAAAATGTTATAAACTGTAGGTGTACAGTAATACCAATTATCAATTAATATTTTATTATGCATGAGTTATATAAATTCATAAAACAATATCAGGAAAAAACTTTCAATCAAGTATTGGAAGAAAACGAAGTTGAAAAGAAAGATATTAAACAGTTTGAGAATATCAATATTAAAGCTTCCACTGTAAATGAAGAGCAAAGAACTGTAGAAATAATTGCAACAAGTGAAACTGAAGATCGACAAGGCGATATAGTAAAGATTGCAGGCGCTCAACTAGAGAACTTCATTAAAAACCCTGTTATTTTGTTTGGACATGATTATAGTGCTTTGCCAGTAGCAAAAGCTATAGGTATCAAAGTAGAAGGTAAACAAATTATAATGAAAATACAGTTTCCTACTAAAGAAGTATATGATTTTGCTGATATAGTATTCAAGATGGTGAAAAGCGGTTATTTAAACACTGTTTCTATAGGATTTATACCTATCAAACAAGCATATGACGAAGAGTTAAAAGCTTATGTAATTGAGAAATGGGAAATGTTAGAAACTTCTATTGTGCCTGTACCAGCAAACCAAGACGCTCTTATTAGAGGTTTTAATGGATTCCAAAAATACGTTGATCTTACAAAAGTTGATGAGGAACTAGAGAAGGCAGAGGCTATAGAAGAAAAAGAGAAAGAAGAAGAACTTGAAGAGGCAAGAAAAGAAGCGTTAAAGCTTTATAGAAAGTACCAAGTTAAGTTGAGAGAAGTTTTAGGTATTGACGCAACAGAAAATGAACTAGAAGTTATAAAAGAGGTATTTGATTCTGCTTTAGGTATTTGCAGAGTCCTTAAAAATAAATCCAACGTTCAAGAGGAGACCACTCTTGAGGATAATAACGATGATTCGAATGTAAGTGAGACCCACGAACAAAAGAGTCTAGTACAGCTTGCTAATAGCTTATATTAGTATTTTTATTCTAAACTATTTATATTATGACCCTTGCCGAATTATTGGCTTTGAAAGAAGCTGGTCTTGAGCAAGATGAGATAGATAGGCTTACTGCTAACTATGGTTACACTAATGCCAAGAAG